GTGGTTTGAATTTAATTTCAACATCAACAACAAGTAGTGGAGTTTCAGAAATTGATATTACATCAGGAATAGATAGCACTTATACTAAGTATCTTATTTCAATAATTAATTTACACCCAGCTAGTGATGCAACTCCAAGAATAAGATTTTTCACAGGGTCAGGGGGTTCACAAGCTGTTGATACAGGAAGTAATTATAGAGTTTCAATGATTGGTTTTAGAAATGACAGAACAACTGAATTAAGTCATGGCGATAGTGCTGATTCATATATGGACGCTTTTAGCACTCAAAATGTAGGTGGTGCAGAAACTGATGAAAGTTTCACTGCAAACTTCTATTTAATTAATCCAGCTAATACAACTTTTGATACAATACTTCATGGAGATTATGCACAAGTTGATGATGCTGGTAGAGTAGTTCATGGTGTATTTGCGAGTAGATACTTGAACACAGGAAATGCTGTAACAGGGATAAGATTTTATATGAGTAGTGGTAATATTGATAACGCAATAATCAAATTATATGGTTTAAGTTAGGAGTTAAACATGGCTCTACTCTTTGCTAAAAACAATTCTCTTTCAGCAGTAACAGCACTTCCAGCTTCAGTATCAGGTGGGGGTCTTAATTTAATATCTACTCAAACTGCATCAAGTTCATCTACAATATCTTTTACTTCAGGATTAGATTCGACATACAAAGAATATATATTTAAGTTTTATGATATACACCCATCTGCTAATGGAGAAAAATTCCAAGTTAATTTTAGAGATGGTGGAAGTGCTTATGATGCAGTTAAAACAACCTCAGCTTTTGAAGCCTATCACAAAGAAGATGGTAGTCTAACAGCATTAACATATCAAACTGGTAATGATTTAGCTCAATCAACATCAGCTCAACATATTTCTGATGGACTAGGTAATGAAAATGATGAAACTTGTGTTGGTACTTTACATCTTTTTGACCCATCATCTACAACTTTTATTAAACATTTTTTAATTGAAGCACAAATGTATAATGGTGGAGATTTTTCAGTTCATGATTTTATAGGTGGTTATTGCAATACAACAACAGCTATTGATGGAGTTCAATTTAGTATGTCATCAGGCAACATAGATTCAGGAACAATAAAAATGTATGGAGTAACATAATGACTTTTGGTTTAGTAAAACATAATAATAATTCTATATCAGCTTTAACAAGTGCTGGACAATTAGCACAAGGTAAATTAACTTTAATAAAAGAACAAACTGCTAGTTCAAGTTCTTCAATATCTTTTGTAGATGGAAGTGGTGGAGTAGTTTTGGATAGTACATATCCTATTTATATATTTAAATTTTTTAATATACACCCAAGTGCTGATGATAAAACTTTTCAATTTAATATGAGTGCAGATAGTGGCAGTAACTATAATGTCACAAAAACAACAACAGTTTTTAAAGCTAACCATGATGAGGGAGATAGTGCAACAAATTTAACATACGACTCAGGAGAAGATTTAGCACAAGGAACGGGATTTCAAACTTTAGGAAATGGTGTAGGTGGAGATAACGATCAAAGTCTTTCAGGAACTTTACATCTTTTTAAGCCAAGCGACACAAATTTTGTAAAACATTTTATATCTACAATTCAATATTATGCTTTTAATAATTATACTAATAATTTTTATGTAGCTGGATATGGAAATACAACAAGTGCAGTTGATGCTGTCCAATTCAAATTTAATAGTGGCAACATAGATTCAGGCACAATCAAACTCTATGGAATAAAAGGAAGCTAATGAGTATTGTAAAATTAAATAACAGAAGTGTTAAAGATATTACAAGTTTTGGTTCAATATCTTCTCTTGGAAGTCTTACACATATTGCAACACAAACAGCTTCATCATCA